GGGTAGCTCGTCAATGTTAAAAACAATGACTGCTCACGGTCCCAAGGCTTATTGGAATACGTTCTTAAATCCTGAACGGCCAAAGCGTAAAGAAACCGCCGCTATGTTTCTCGGTACGTTGACGCATTGTGCAATCTTAGAACCTGACGAATTAGACAAACGGTTCAAAGTTGTCAGTAGTCGCACGACCAAGAAAGGGAAAGAAGAAGCCGCCGAAGCTGAAAAAGCAGGCTTGATTCCGACAACCCAATCAGATATGGATTCGGCTATTAATATGAGGATGGCCGTCTTTGACAATAAGGAAGCAAAACTTCACTTATCAAAAGGCACGGCTGAAAAATCATTCTGGCGAAATGATGATGCAACGGGTCTAGTAATGAAGGCCCGAAGTGATTGGGAGTATGGCTCGACCTTGGTTGATTTAAAAACAAGTCGCGGCGGTGCAAGCCCTAAAGAGTTTGGCAAAGCCGTAGCAAACTTTGGATATCACCTTCAAGCAAGGCATTATCTAAACGTTACGGGCTTCGACCGCTTTATTTTTATTGTGGTTCAAAGTGATTGGCCTTATGACGTTGGTTTATATGAACTTGATGATGATGCAATGCAAGAAGGCCAGAGGCTGTGTCGAAAAGGATTAAACAAAATTGCTGAATGTGAACTTGCCGACGATTGGCCTGGATGGGCTGATCGCGGTGTCCGAAAACTAAGCCTACCTAGGTGGGCATTCCCAACCCCTACAGACAAATGACAACTCAAAACCCAAAAACCGAAGCCTATACAGGCGATGGATTAGAAGTTTCTCTTAATCCGCAAACTCCAGAATTAAATAAAGCTCTTGCAAAGTTCCAATGTAAGCACCATGCTGCTGGAAAGGACGGAACAGCAAATTATGGAGCTTATACAACGCTTGCTGGAGGATTAGCGGCTTCTCAACCTGCAACGCAATTCGGTCTTTCTCATACTCAAACTTTTAATTATCAAATTTTACCGCAAGCAACAAGCGCTACTACTACAGACCAATGGAAAGTTATGCCTGTTCTTGTTACGACTTTGAGGCATGAATCAGGGGAACAAGTAGAAAGCCATTTTCCTTTTCCAGAACTTGCCCCAAACAGAGGAAACATCATGCAGGCACATGGCTCTGCTATTACCTACGCAAGACGTTATGCACTTTTGGCGATTTATGGTTTAGCTGGTGATGATGATGACGCTGACACTTTGACCCCAAGGGGAGAAATATCAAAGGAACCCGTCATCAAGGAAACTCCAAAAACTCAGCCTGTTAAATCTGACTTAAAAGCGATGTTTCTAACAAGGCTAAAAGATCCAGATACGGATAGTCAAAAAGTTATAGCGATGGCTGAACAACGGCATAAAGAAGGAAAAATATCTAAGGATGATTTAACCGAAATTAAGTTAAGCGTATGATCGAATATTTATCAGCCAAAGAACTAGCGCACCGTTTAGGAATCAAAGTAGATACTTTGACCCGTTGGCGTTGGGAAACTAAAAGACAAAAGCGGGCAATCGGCCCGCCTTGGGAAGATATTGGTCGCACACCATTGAACCAATATGCACCTCGTATCCGCTACCGACTCACTGATGTCATTGAGTGGGAAGCATTAAACAACATCCAACCCCAAAAACCTATTTAATTATGGAAAACGCATTTGAAGCTCGCTTTCGTTTTAAAGACAGAAAGACCGTCAGCAAGAATGGTCCTGACAAGAATCTGATGATCGATTGGACCCCAGAGGAAGCAAAAAAAGCCGCTAAATGGTTAGTTAAGCAAGCAATGGATGCCGAACTTATGGGTTCAACTATTAGAAAGTATTCAAGGGATGGTTCTTACGAAGAAATCCCAGGCTTCACCATGTGGGGATCTTTTTGGTCAGATAATGAGAGTGGATCCATTGCTCCTAGAAAGGACTAATGGCAAACAACCGCGTCGGGCAACGGTATCAAGTCGGTGATCGAGTCAAGAAAAAGACCGTTAGCTCGACCCTTTCACTGCCTCCATTAAGAGGCGCAATTGTGGAGGTTCAAAAAAAGGAGAACAAACTTAAGCATCCTGTTTATTACTATAAAGTTAAATGGGATGAGAAGTTATCATCCTCGATTCATGCCCAACACGCCTTACTACCGTTAAGTGATTAAAGAACAACCCAACGATTCAGAAGAAATCAAAAGGACTCTAGCTCGAATAAAAGAGCTAGAGTTCTGGGTTGAACAACGTAGAAAAGATTTACCGATCCCAGTTAAATAATTCACCCCACCAAGGTTGCTTAGGTTGAACGACTCTGTTCTCCATACAGGCAATCTTTGCGTATAAATAGTGAATTTTATCTAAACAGTGAGAAATAAAAATACTTTGTTGATGATTTTGTCGATATATGGATTCTACAGCCCTTTTTAGTTCATTTATATCATCAGTATCTAATAGTTGACGAATAGAAGTTTCCATATCTAATTCCTCCTCTAATGTTAGAGGTTTTGCTAGTTTCAAAATATAAGAAACTTCAGGAGGGATGGATGAATTTGCCATTACGTTCTAGGAATCCAGTAAGGAGATCTCGTTTACCTCCCCATGTCCAAGTTTTATACCAATTCGCGTCCTTTGCCAAGAGTTCAGGGGCAACACGTTTAATTTCAGAGTGTAATTCAGAGATTGCGGCAAGCATCATCGGATCGCCACGGTCATAAGCATCAAAGAAATCCCGAAGATCGAGATCACTCATCTAATTCTTTCTCTAATTCTTCTGCCTTCTCTGCTAAGCCTGTATAAAAGCCATGATCAGGATTTGGGGAACCGTCAGGCAATTTCGCATGATGCCGCCCGTCCAAAATATATAATCTATCCATGCGCATTTGCCTTTCCCTTTGTTCTTTCACCCACTCTGGCCCCATAACGGTACGCATGGCAGGGTTGTCTGTTTCTTTCATTGTAATTTAGTTGTTTGCTCTGGGAACAATCTAGCCTCTAAAAATTCAACGGCTTGATCATCTAGTGTATTATTAGTCTGTTTAGCCAAGGACTTTAAAAGACTTAATATTGTTTTCTTCCCTGCATTACTTCTTAAGTATGCATAGAGAACAGGAAGAAAGGGCTTAAAGAGTTTTTTCATATAATCAATATACCTATATTAAAGATTCTTAGTCCATGCATCTTTACTATTAATCAACACAGCTACTTGTTGCTCAAGCCTATTTAATCGGGCAAATATTTCTCTCGTATCTCGTTGTTTTCTATTACTAATATTGCTAATTGTCATCAAGGCCATAGAGAAACAAGCCCCAACGATTGCGGCGATAATCTCATTCATTTAGATTAATAGCGTATTGCACTTATTTTATGGCAGAACAAAAGCCACCAACAAAAAAACAAGAGAAGCAACCTGAACCAACAGCAGTCGTAAAACAAGTACAAGAAGATCAACCCGAATACCAAGAAAAAATAATGTTCTTGGTCAGCACCACGGCTCAAGGGGCTATTTTATTTTGGTGTATTTGCGTTTTATCATTAGGATACATCAAGCTCCCAACAAGGATGTTTGGAGTTGATATACCAGATCAGCCAAGAATCGACTCGACTTTTGCAGCGGGATTATTGGGAAATATTTTAGCGGGCTGGGGAATCAGTGTAGGAGGAAATAATAGTAAGAAGAAAAAGAAAGAAGAAGAAGAGCAGAGGATGATAGGAAACAATCCTCCAGGGCAACAGACCATAGTAATTAAACAACCCATAGAATTAATCGCAAAAGCTCCTGAAACCTATCGAGTCGATCCAATTACGGGTAAACCGATAGATCCAGTTACGGGGCAATTATCCCAATGAAACGCTTAATCCCTCTGCTGTTTCTATTTACAGCTCCAGCCTATGCAGACCTTTCGCATAGCATTACAACCAGTACTCAGCTAACTGTGAATGGTGCTTATACAGATGCAAGTCGTATAGGCAGCACTTACGCAGTCTCAGGCTCCAATATCAAAGTTGCTACCGATCAGCATTTTGGAAAGTTAACTGCTGGGACCGCAACCACCGCAGCCACTTTGGACGTTGGAGCATACGATATCAATACCGTTGGATCGGCCTTCAGTTTTTCTGAAACATGGACTCAAGGAGATGCTACTGCTGCAATAGGAGCTGGAGTTGATGTTACTTCTGGAGTCGTAGCAGACATGCCAGCTTACGGAGAAACTTTAACAATGTCTGGAGGAGTTGCTGGCACATTGGCAGGTACAGTTACCTCCGCTGGTGTAGTAACAGTGACTGCGGGAGGAGCAAATACGAGTGCAATTGGATCGGTAGTTACAAACCTAACAATCAAGTAGTGAAAAGGCTTTTACTACTATTATTACTTTATTTTTCCCCCGCTTATGCTGTTCCCGTCGTACCGAACTTCACGCAAGGATCGCTCAACTCCACCACAAGAACTACATCCAATATTACTGAAACCATTGTCAGCACTGACTATAATTCTGGGCATACTTATTCGATTATGGGGACGAACATCACGGTGGATGGAGCGACAATGTCTCCCTCTCCGTCAACAACAACCCAGGCGATAGACGGTACTAGTTATACATGGACAGGAGCAGATTTAACAACAAAACCAAATGTAACTATCACCAATCCTGGTCAAGCATTTCAATATACAGAATCTTATATAGGCCCAGGACTTTCCAATCGCACAGTTATTCAAAGAACAACAATTCTAGAATCCGTTACAGAAAGTACCTCAGTATTCTCACAATAATTAGTTGTATATTATCGCCTAAAGTATTAGCAAATACCTCCCAAACAGCAGCTCCTGTCGCTAATTCCAGTGGTTCGGTTACGAACATGGCGGTGCAAAATATGCAAGGAAGTTTCGTTCAAAATCAGTATGGAGGGAACATCGTATGCCAAGGCCCGATGCTAACTTTCTCTCCATTTGTCACCGATTCACATACATATAGCACTCCCAAAGAATATCACTATGACGCACCAGTATATGACGATGACGGTAATATTATTTACTATCAAGATATAAGAACAGGTCAGAAGGATAACTTCAGTTTCAACCTAGGATTCAGTGTGAACTTTAGTATTCCACTAGATAATTCTCTACAAGATAGATGTAAAAGTGCTGTAGATAATCAGTTAGCTTTAACAAAACAAATGGTAGAGAATAAGAAACTAGATTATGCAATCGCTCGCATCAGGGAATGTGGCAAATTACTCAAGGAAGGTATTGTTTTGACTGATGATTCTCCTTACAAGGATCTATGTAAGGACGTAAGAATCGTAGCTAAACCTGTCGAGCTATTGCCTCACGTACACAAAATAACTATTCCTTCTTCTTCCTCGAAGTAATCTTTTTAAATAAGGTCTTCACTGCTGGTTTGATTGCATTAAGTAGTAATGGAGCAGAGGCAGCGACCAAAGCAATAGAAGCAGTACTAACGGCAGTAGGTAAACTGACGAGATACTGATCGATGAATTTGACTGACTCATAGATAGTCACACATTCCCTTCCATCTTCGCTAAGTTCATGGGTTTTGACACGTTCGAGTCTTTTTTCATTTCTAAAATCCCCAACTCTTTGATCTTTTGGGCCTGGACATTCAATAAAAAATATCTCATCTTCTTCCTTATCTGTAGGGATCTCTGGCGTATTCCCTTGCAACACCTCGTCTTCTGCCTGATCTTGTTTTAGGTCACTCTCTGTATAAATAAACTCATCAGGGGTGAAATTCATTGGTGTGTAACTCGGCATATTTGCGTCACATAACACAACATTACCGTCTGGGTCATTGTTAATTAACGCTGAATTTTCATAAGAAAAACGCCTTGTTTCTACGCAAGGCATCTGTATTATTGGAAAACCTAAAGGGACAGTAACGGGAACAACAGGGACATGAATCTGTGGAACGTTTATTACATGCCTATTAATAACGGGTATCTCAATTCTTGGTATTTCTATCACTATCTTTCTTTCCGTCAACAATCATATTTATGAGAATAGTTTTACTGTAATGGCTAGACGTACCAGCGTATTTCTGTAACTTTTTACTTGTAAGATCCCTGAGAAAACGACGATAGCCATCATATTCGTCAGGGCTGGTATAAACAAATAAAGAACCAATCGCTTTTAGCGGATTCATTATCTAAACGAAGGAATTGATTTTTTAGGTAATTGTAATCCGGGTGAAGTTAGCTTAGGCATTTGACCACCTACAACTCCAGGTAAAGCACCCTTAAGTTCACCCAGCAATTGATTCTTAATCTTGTTTTGAAACTGAGGGCTTTTCACATACTGAAAGCCAAAATAACCACCGCCAAAGACAGCAACTATCCCTAAAAAGTTTAGGATAGTAAGGACTTTAAGGATTTTTTCAAGCATGAGTTCCTATGTAAAAGATGCTTTTTTTAGAGCAATTCCTGTCACCATAGGCATGATTGGAATATTTTTCACAACACTTGCTCCACTGTATTTAATTCTTAAGTTGCAATCAAGCCAGACTCACGCAAACGAGCAAGAGCAGCCTCAAGTTTTGCTTCAAGTTCAACGCAATAAGTCAATAATTCAGCATTAGTAGGTGAAGCAGCATTACTAATATTTACTGTTCCATCTGGAGTGGGTAAACTTCCACTGCTAGTACTATGCGCTAAATCAGCAACAGCAGCAGGTTGGTCTACTGGTGTCGCATTCCAGAACCCTAATTTCTGACCTGTTGCTGTCCCTATCTTTGTTCCTGTGCTTGTATTAGTTGCAATATGGACATCATCACCAATAGTTAATAAATCTGCATCAATAGAGAGTTGAGTGGTTAAGGTTCCCGCGTCCATCACCTTTAGATTTATTTGTCCGTATTCATTCGAGTCAGAGGCGTCAATTATTTTTGCTTCAATAGAGGCATAATCAATTTGCTCTGGTGTTCCTGCGTCGTTCTTACCCTTAAAGAAAATAGTTGAAAGTAAATCATTATCTTGACCTGCACCTGATGCGCCTCGTCTAGAAAATAAAGTTATATCGCTAGTTGATCCTGCATCGTTAGCACTGCATTCAATCCATAAAGCTGTACCAGCGCTAGCTGTTGATATATGTAAGGGATATAAAGGTGTTGCTTCATGAACTCCAACTTTATCGGCTGATAATCTTATTCTGCTGGCTAATGTCCCACTAGCTGACGACATTAAATCTAATATTCCATCTTCTCCGCCATTAGTTACGGTTTTAATTGAAGAAGTAATCGAAGCATAATCATGGGCGTTGCCACCTGAATCCTCACCTCTTAAAACAATATTTCCTAAATTGTCAGAATTAGCAGGGCTGGCAGAATTTCTATATAGGACAAGATCAGGTGCAGTGTCAGCTCCCGTGTCGCTATTTTCTAGGATAATTTGGTCACTAGTATCTGTAGAAAACAAGTGAAGTTGTGCTGCTGGAGTTCCTGCACCTAATTGCAATCCACTTGATTGAAATGAACCTACAAGAGTTTGGTTAATAGAAACAGAAAGAGTATTAGCCGCTGAGCGATATAATCCCGTTGCACCACTATCATCTAACCAACCCAGAGAGGGTGTTGTGTTGCTTCCCGCAGGAAGATTTCTTAATAGCGTTGTGTATTGTATCTTCTTATTTTTATCAGCGTTAGCAGCTTCGCTTGTATCAATAATCTGAATGACGTCATCTGCGACTGGAGCTGTAAGCTCGGTCAAGGCTGTGATCTTCCTGTCGGCCATTTTTTACTCCAATGATACGTCTGTTTCTTCCTCTTTTGGAGGATCTAAAAAATCTAATTCCTTTAATCTTTCTTGAAGACTAAAAGCCTTTTCTCTTAGTAAGTTAGCAGCGTTCTGCGCTTGATCCATTTCAGAAACAGTTTCTTTAAACTCTTCCTTTAATTGGATTTTTCTTTCTTTAATATCCATTAGTATTTCTTCTTGCCGTCTACAATTGCTTTATCTATGGCCGTAAAATTTTCAGTTGTCCAAACAGAAGTAGTTTTATCTAATTTTTTATAACCCTTAATTATTTCTAGGTGTAAAACATTACGCTTGATTTTGTCTTTATATTCGTCATCAGTCTCGCCTGCTCTTTGTGCAGTGTTGATAGCTGTGACGCTCTCACCAGCAGAAGAAAAGATTTTTTCTAACTCTTCAGCAGTTCTTTCATAGAAAGGCATTTTAAAAACAATGATTGTATTTAGTTTAGCCCCCTTCTAGGGCTGTAACTTTTACGGATAACTCTTTAACTGCGTTAATAAGAATAGGTACTAATTTTGCGTATTGCATACCATAATTACCACCATCATCTATGTGAGTAATAAGCATATTATCTGGAGTATCTCCAAATCCATGTTCTTTTTCAACCTCAAGTTCATCCTGTGCAATTAAACCTACATTTAATTGTGATTGTTTTTTACTTCCATCAGGTTCCCCATCTTTATAATTACTTCTATTATCCCAACGATAAGTAACAGGATTTAATTTATTGATCCAAGATAGTCCATGAGTAAATGGTGTTATGTCTGTTTTGTCTCTTCTGTCTGATCCTACTGTCCAATCTACTTTTATAAAAGCATCTGTCACGTTGTTATTCCCGACACATATATTGTTACTACCCGTTTGAATGTTACCTGGAGCAGATGATGTACCAGCACCATAACCAAGAAAAGTATTATTAGCTCCTGAGGTACAACCGGCACCAGCCTCATAGCCAAGCGCAGAATTTGTATGGCCGGAAGTGTTTAAAAACAGTGATTTATATCCAAATGCACTGTTAGAATTAGCCCCAACGTTGGCATTCAAAGCATTAGTTCCACATGCGGTGTTATATTCGCCGGTCGTGTTAGCCTCCATAGACCAGGCTCCCACTGAAACGTTGTCGTCAGCCTCGGTGTTTGCAGATAATGCATTGACTCCACATGCGGTGTTGTCATCTCCAAGAGTGTTCGCGTCCATACATTGTCTTCCAATGGCCGTATTTCTAGTCCCCGAAGTGTTGAGCGTTAAAACCTCTTTACCCAAGGCTGTATTATTTTGCCCTGTAACCGCAGCATCTAAGGCATCTTCTCCAACAACAGTATTTCCAGCAACAGAATTAGCACCCTTACCAACTGTAATAGAGTTTATTGTTGCGTCTTCGCTCATCGTCATACCACCGTCAAGCTGACGAAGCTCGATCCAGCCGTTATTTGAGGCATTCCTCATCTGCAGCAAATTGTTGGAAGTATCGGCCCAGAGCATGTACGCAAAAGTGGTCGAGGGCTGAGAGGAGCTGCTATTCAGACTGACAATTGCAGACAAGCAATTGTTTAAATCCGTTCTAAAACTTGAGCCTGATTGATTGGCTAAATTATAGTCTGATGTGGGCATAAGTCAGTGATACCAAGGGTTTTCGAGTTTAGGCTCCTTCTGCACCATAGCCGTTGGCCAGATATGAGAAGACGCGGTCTTGACTAGACCCGCTACTATTCTTGAAGTGTACTGTGAATCCTGTTCTAGATTCACTTGTTATTTCATAATAGTCACCTGTGGCCAAATTATTTGCAGTAATTCCTAGTTTAGGTGTTTGATAAAAAGCTTGAGCATAAGTAACATCTTTAGCACCTGCACCAGAGGAATATGAATTGCTTTCTGTTCTAGATTCAAACTGCAAAATATACCCAAGTTCATCCACCATCGGGGTTTGATCGGATGTTGTAGATGAAAGTTCAACCTTAAACTGGAATACTCGGCCTGTATATCTACCTGATTCCATTGGAGTCCATACCCCATATCCTTGCGAGCTTTCCTGAAGCATGTCGCTGCCATCTTCTAATAAGATTTTGTCTGAATCATCAGTAATAATGTCATCAACAGAAGGCGCATCATTACTCTTTCTAAAGTAAATCTTAGCTGTTGTTTCATCTGCTAAGGCTCCATCAAAATCACTCCATTCATCAATTTTCGATGCACGGTCATCAATTGTATCGTTTGGAAGTAAACCTCTTGTTGTTAATGTGCGCTTAAAAATAACTGAAAAGATACCGCCTAAATCAACAACATTATTAAAGTAATAAGTCCCTGAACTAGTAAGAGTACCAAGAAAATCTACAGAAGCCCAATCATCAATATTCCCAGGTTGATCATCCCAATATTTTGTACCATCAAGTACTAAAGCATCATATTCAGAAATATAAACTACCCTATCTTTTTGGCCTTGGAAAGGTGGACTGTCTGAATCTTCTCTTCTTACAGTTTGATTTAAACGTGGAAGATTATCAGGCAAGTCAATGGTTGCACTTACTTCATTTGCGCTCTTGTTACCATTCTTATCTTTAAATTTCACCATATATTCGCCTTCAATAAGTGGCAAAACAACGGAATTAGTATTTGTTTGAACTTGTCTTAATAAAGTGCTGTCAGCCCAAGTACCTGTACCATCTGTTTTTGATGAATGACGAATAATAGAAGTTAAGTCAGTGACATTATTTGAGTGCGTTGGGGGAACACTCCACATGACTGTTACTTCATCCTTGCTAGAGGCTTGAATGCTTATACTCTGAGGATCAGGAGGCAATTCAATAGGAGGGTCTTCCTCGACAGGCACACTTGGACCGCTACTAGTATCAGGAGTAGGGACAACAATTGTTTGGCGTGTCCAATGTGATGTCCTTTCAACTGGTCCTAGTCCAACTGCTCGGATTGAAAAGGTAATAACAGTCCCAGACGGTAAACTATCAATCTCATAAACAGTATTAGAGGTTTTAGCATGAAAGGTCCAACTACCTTCTTGCCTCTTCCAAGCGATTTGATAATTAACACTTACAGCATTGGTCCCTCTGGACCAGTTCCATGTGATTCTGTTTACGGTATTATTGTTGATTCGTACTTCAGAGAAAGACCAAGTTAATCCAGTAACACTTCTAGGAGCCACATCAAAGTTAGTTGTATCTTCAAATTCAAGAGCTGTTCCTGTATCTGCTGTTGAATAAATACTGTCATTAAATTCTGTAGCTGTAATTGTATAACTACCATCACCTTTTTCATCAACTGATAAGCATCTAAACTTTTGTTCTGATAATCCTGTAGAAGAGATTGACCATACAGATTGGGCTTGAGGTGCGGCGGAAAATGCATTTACAAGTGTATATACATTCCCGTTTCTGCTTAAGATTGATTGACTTTCTGTGTCACCATCAGGCATGACACAGGTTAACGTAGGGTTTACGAAGTCGGCATCTGTTGACCAATAACCTTGATCGACTGTTATTGCTGAAATAGAAGCCGAAGTGACACGACCGGAAGCTCTTACGCCTTGTTTCATATCATCAGCTATTGCAAAAACTTGCCCCGGAAAAACTGCAACACCTTCTAATCCTGTAGAAAAACTAACTATTCCTTTGTCCAATTCTTCTACAGCCATTAACCAACGCCCTAACCTTTGAGCAGCCCATTTTGATGTACATCCAAAAGCAACTACTTCTTTTACTTGATATCCATATTTAGTAATTAAATCATAGTCTTCTACAACTATAAAATTAGGCTTATAAAAATTATCTGGATCATTATATTTAATTCTAATTGATGTACTTCTTGTTTTAAGTGATGTACCTGAATAGTTAAAAAGGCCACCAATTACATTTGAATTAGTATAAAGATGAACAGGATCAATATCAGTTCCATCAAGGTTTCCATGATCGCCTGTTACCTGTATTTTGTTTGAGGCCCAATATGTCATTCCACGGAAGGCGCTAGCTAGATCTCGAATAACAGAATATGCATCATTTTGATTTCCTATTAATGTATTAATTGCAAATCTTGGTTCCTTTGTTCCATCTGGAGTTTCTACTAATTGATTGGCATATTGGCAAAGGGGGTATAAATCAATCCAATTTAAATTTGATGCTGCAACGAAATCACCTGCTCCCCATACTTTATTGGTACACATTGCATAAAATATGCTGACAGGGCAAGTCGTCCAACGTGTTTTTAAGGACCCATCAAAACTTAAGCCACTTATAAAATCTAAGCTTCCATCCTCTCTAACATCACAATTATTAGGTACACCCACTTTTATACCCTTGACCAAGTAAGCCCTAGTTGGCAGAGCATTGAATTGTTTTGTCGAAAGGCTTAATCCAATACATGCGGTATAAGGGTACGCACTCCTAAGCTCTTGTTTTTCAATTAAGCTTGTCCAAAAAACTCTATTTCCCCTGTGTGTTTCCAAAGGGGTATCTTCTGGTAAATCAGTAAAAGAAGTATATTTAACCTCAAAATCATTCTCAGTATCTGTGATTTTTTCTACTTTTATATTCCACGGGCCTGTCCCTGGAAGTTGTATTTTAGGCGTTTTTAATTGATAGTCACTTGTTGAAATACCTGTAAGAGTTGTCTGCCATACTCGATTGTAAGCCTCACCTTGAGCCTGAATATAAACATTTAAACGAATAGTTGCATTAAATAATTGACCTTTTGCTAAACCTTCTCTTGCAGAAGAAAATAAAGAAGGAACAGAAAAAAGTAGCTGTATAGATTCAACCTCAGTATCTGTTATTTGCCTAACAACCCTACCACCGCCATAATCACGGGATGAAACTAAATTATTGGCATTTAAAGTTTCACTGTAATTTGAACCTATTTCTGTATTGATATTTGTAAGTGTAGAAACTCCATCGTCTGAATATCCGCTAAGTTTGCCTTGTGTAGGTGCACCTAATCTGACAGCCCAATTAACACTATCTACATCAAAATTGTCTATACCATCAGCCGATTTTATCGGAGTTTCGTTTAGATAAATCCCCTTATCACCGCCTACGATTCCTTCAATAGTCCCTTCACAAAGAAGATCAATAATTTTAATTGTAGAGGTAGAATTTAAGCCCATTGTTTTTGATTATCTAGGTAGAAGGTTATATCCATATTGTTCTATCTTAAGTTTATTTATATTTGTATCGCAGTCATAATTCTTTATTTGTATAATAAAATCATACCAATCACCGTTCCTTAATTTCCCCACTGGGAACCAGTGTACCCATTTATATTCCTGCGAACCTGACATTAAACCTTGAACTGTAACAGGAATACTATTAACATCTCGATCCCCTTCTCGGCTACGAATAATAATTTCAAAGTGTATGTATCCTTCAACTTTAGTTGAATTTTCATCCCCTACAAATGAATACAATCCATTACTCAATGCAAACGCACACATGAAATATTTATAGCTGGTGCTGCCTCTATTCTCACTATTAAAAAAATAATAAACTTGCCTGCCTGTTTGAGTTATGTTTACAGTTTGAGGTTGAGCTTGTGCAGCACTTTGGTTAAGTAAAACCCAATAACCTCCAAGCTGATTATTAGAAGAATATCTCCTTGATTGGATACCGCTTGTACTATTCCAACTGGTGTCTAATTCTTGACCTTGAACTCTAATTGTGTCCTCACTTGGGACTCCAATCCATTCGTTTAAAGGGTCAGATTCATCAGCAACTTCTACATCAGCAGAAATAACATGACTACCTATTAAAGCTTTACCAAAGCAAACAGGAATAGTTGCGCCTACTCCTACGGAATTTACTGCGCCTGTATATGCATAACTTTGTCGGCCATCTGCTCCTCTTATCAGTGATTCTGGCCCACTATCTCTAGCCATGCCAGGGAGGTCTGTTATGTTTTGCGGAGAAAGTAATTGGTTAATGCCTCCTAATGTCATCGCAATACCTACATTTCCACCTATTGCTATAGCAGAAGCTGTCATTCCTGAAACTATCGCTTCTGATCCGACGCCAATAATACCAGCTCCTCCAGAGGTAAACATAGTGGCACCCCCAAGCGTGAAATATGACAAACCTATCAAAGCCGCACCCATTAAAACTTGATCGAATCCGTCACCACTACCAGCAATAACAGGAACAATAATTAAATCCTTGCTACCAAAAGGCAGCAACATATCATCTAAAGTAAATTCTGTTTCAGATTGAATAACTTTATAGCCAACATTATTCTCTTTTGATTCAAGTAACTCTTTACAAAATTCTGGATAATTAAGACAAAGCAACCTTATTGCATCAACAGGGGTACGCAATCCCTCATATTCATGCATAGCACCGAATTTTTCCCCTAATTCATCTAGGAGTATGACACGCTGCATACCTGAAAATTGCCTCCGTTCTTCTCACATAGTAGGCGTTAAATGGTTCCATGCGGGATAAAGAGTTCCTCTTTTGATGCAAAATTCTTTCGTTAGGTAACAAAATCGCTGCGTGCATTGGGGTCTTTGTACCAATACGCATTAATAAGACATCATTCGGCAGGCGCTCATTAAGTGGAATTTCTATAAATCCTTTTTTAGGAAGTTGATCTAAAAAAATACTTTCACAAGTTTCAAGCTTTAATGGTCTTATATATTCAGGTAATTGAATCCCTAAAAGTTGATAATAATCTTTCATCAACGAATAACAGTCACTTTTCCCATATTCCCAACTACGCCCAATTAAGGATTGATAATTAACCATTTATCTTCTGGTATTAAATAAATATGCCAAGGAATTTTAGTTCTTGCACAAGCTTGTTTATCAGCAGGACTTGCTGGCCCTCCTTTTGGATGAGAGTGAACAATTGCCTCAATCTTTCCGTGAGATCTTGCAGCAATATAGTCTCTAGGTTCAAGAATAAAATCATTATCTGGTTTATCAGCCATATTTCTACAGGGCCAATATTTACCCTTCACCACAACACCACAAGATTCTTTAGGTGTATCTTTTAAAGCGTGTTCTTTTGCCTTACATCTGAAGTCTTGCACTTGGGAACCCTCCAAATGGTAAATCAGTATTGCCTGGAAATTTTTCAGCACAATCTGAATATTTATGTCCACAAGTTGCGTCTGCTCCCGCATAAGTACATTCAGTACCTTTAAACACCCAAGGGCAATGTTCTAAAACTTGACGACGAGGTAAACGAACATTGATTAAATCCATCTTTGTAGATAATTCAAATTGAACAGCATTCATATTTTCAGATGCAATCCGATCTATATACCAAGTATCATCACCTTCAGCGATTGCCGTAGGATCAGCCGTTGAATTTGTACCACTTGTAAAATTAACAGCATCTAAGAATTTTTTAAAAGTAGTTATCCTTACGATCTTTGCATTTAATGGATTATAAGAAGCTAGTAAAATAGAAATAGCACTATTAGCATTAGCAATAGTAAAAGTTGGTCTTGGTAATGTCCCTGTTGTTGTACGTTCAAACCCATCCATTTGACAAGGAACAGCAGAATAAGTAATAGAATTGAAAATTATATTCCCATATATTTCATTTGTACCTGCATGATAATAATAGACAGCATCAACACCATTTACAGAAGCGGTTAAATGTAATTGAAACAGCTCTATTACCGCTGAAGGTTCGAGTAATTGAATTTGTTCTTGAACCGAATTAGGTACAGCTGCTGTTGTGAAAGTGTATGCAAGGGCATCGTCTGTATTAGTTTTACTTTCAATTCCTGCATATGATTCCCCACCAGCATTATCAAAAGCTGTTGCATCAATCAGGATGTAATACTGAGTAGACGCTAGTAAATCACTACTAGGATTAACAGTGATCGTAGTTGTACCCGTTCCTGTAACTTGTCCGCTAGTTACATCAATAGTTTCTACAATAGAATCATCTGCATATTTATAAATTTCAATATTGCCAGTTTCTCTGTCAACTGCTTCTGAAAAAACAAGAACAAGATTAGAGTTTGTTGCTACATCTTTTGCACCAGTTGCAGGTGTTGAACTTGATAAAGTTGGTGCGGTCATGCTTCAGCTACTTGTAGAAAAGTTGCATCAATAGTTGCTCTACCTGAATAAGGAATAGTCTTACCCCATGAAACACAAATATATTTTTTAGAAGCACTTTCACCAGCAGGTTGATAACTAAAGCTTTCATGACCTCCTCTTGCCTCAAGGAAAGTTTCTATTTCGTCAGCATTTGTTTCAGAAATATTCTCCCATGCAAAATTCCACTCCTTCAGGTCATTATTAATCCCTGTAGCTGCACGTTGACTGTAGCCTGAACCAAAAGTAGCGACATTAATTCTAGGTTGACTTCTTTTTGAGACTCCATAAGAAGGTGCAACGGTTGTTGGGAAATTTGCCATAAGTTAAGTATAAAGTAATCCTCCAGGTCTACGTTCTTTTACTAACTGCTGCTGTATTGCCGCAGCTATAGATTCACCTAATAACTTTGCTTCTCCTCCGTCTGCACTGACATTTGATTTTGTTGCGTTAACACTAACGTTTATATTTGTTGCTCCACCTATTTTATTATTGGCCGTGATACTTCCACTTGATCGGGGTGTAAATAATTCTGGACCTTTTTCTCCTACTAAATAAGATCTACCTGCACTAACTGGCCCGCCTGCCCTTCTCCCCCAAACTGGATTGTCGTTAACACCCATATCAGTATTCCAAGTATCACCACCTACAAGCGGGAAGGGTGTTGACTTAAAATTGGTTCCTTTAGACCACAAAGAAGAAAGCCCATCTCCCATCATTCTTGCCAATGGTGCTACAACAGCCTGCCTAACCTGTATACGGATCAAATCAGCAATGATGCTATCTGCTAAAGATTTAAAATCCAGTTTTCCATTTCGGACAAAACTCACCAAAGCGTCTTCCATCCCTTGGAAAGCCCGAACCACCGCTGAGCCTGCTTGCGCCCCAAAATCGTTCACAGTTGTCAAATAACTTTGGAACTTATTGCTGAACGCCAACTTAAATTGTTCGCTTGTCTGTTTTGTTGTCTCGCCTAATGCTTTCATTGCTTCGTTGGCTTTTTCAATCCTTGCATTTTCTTCAGTCCAAACATCAATCTTTATTTGATCTTTCAGTTCTGTAATTTTAGTTGTCAAGTCTTCGATATCTTCCTTTAGTTTCTTTCTTTTAGTTCTGCCACCATGTCCACCTTCTGTAATCTTTGTCTGTTGTTTTTCTAGCAACTGTGTCTCCAAAGCCTCCAAACGTGCCGCCTTCGCTATTTTTGTACCCTCTTCCAAAAACTCGTTCCATTCTTGGCCCTTTCTCTTTGCCTCAACAAATTGATTACCTATACCAACCAAAGCAACTGTCGCAAGACTAAGAGCAACGGCTAATGGTCCCATCGCCGCCTTTGTTAGGCCAATAGTGGGGATAAGTTTGCGTAACATGAAGACTCTGATTATCCGCATCAATCTGTAAGCCTTAAACCCTAGAGGAATTATTATTCCTACCGCTGTTGTCAATGCCCCAACCGCAACTGCTGAAGCTTTTACTGGATTAGGTAAGTCGCTGACCCACCTGACCGCCTCAGTCAATGCTTGCGTTACTGCTACTGTTGCGGGAACCAAATACTCTCCTAATTCTGCGCTTAAATTACTAACTGCATTTTGTAAATTTTTAAATTGTTGTGTTGCGTCTTTCTTCATTATTTCATCGATACTTGCGCCCCCCTCCTTTTCAATATTCTTCAAAGCTTTAATAACAACTTCGCTTGTGATTTTTCCTTCAGACGCTAACTTCTTCAACTGCCCGATAGGTTTCCCCATCTGCTTGGCAATTGCCTGCGTTAATGTGGGTAACTGTTCTGCAATTGACCTATATTCATCACCTTGTAAACGCCCTGAACCTAAGGCTTGAGATAACTGTAAGAAAGCTCCTGACGCTTGAGCCGCATTAACACCCGCCAACTTTGTTGCAATATTAAATCCCATATATGTGGTTTCTATCTCTTTTAGCGAAATTCCGATAGGTCTTAAGCGTGCATAAATATCTGTAATTCCATCCAATGATTCTTTTTGACTTAACCCGAATCTTCTAGCAGCTCTTGCCGCTAAACTTTGCGCCTTCTCATTCTCACCATATTGTTTCGTCAACAGTTCCAACCTAAGAGAAGTTTGCTGCATGTTTGCAGCCAGCATCGTGAACCTACGCCCCGTTTCAACTAACGCTAGTTTTGTGAGGATGCCTTGTAATCCTCCAAAACTTTTCTGGCTTCTTAATACTTGTTTCCCTAATCTCCCCGAAGCTGCGGCTAATTCGCGGATCTGCCTTATGGCTTCCCTCGCATCAACTCTAAATTTTACATTTGATTGAGCCATGAAAATATTCTAACGGCTTCTTTGCTCTTCTTCCCATTTTAATTCGTAATAAGCAGCAAAATAAATAAGTTCTGATTCTGTTATTTCAGACCTCAATCTGCCTACTGTCATCTTTAACTCGGTAGCAAGGAAAAATTCAAAGAAAAGCCAATTGTCAGCTCTTAAGTCTTTTTTGCTCCTTCTAATCCTTCATCGTTTTCCCCTAAACCATGTAGGAATAATTCAATATCATTTAAAACACTCTCTGGTAATTCTCTTGCAAGCTTTGTTGCATCACCATCAGAAAAAGCTCTGGATCCATCCTCTAATTCAGCGCACTGGCATAACATTAAAGTACTAATTTTTAAAGCGTCTTCAGTTCCTGCCGACTTCATTGCTCTCATACGAACAGATCTAGTGATCGGCTTGAAATACAAGTCGATTAAATGATCTCCGTTTTTATCTGTTAACTCAAACTTGCGACGATCATTAAGATCAAAAGCACCGCAGATCAAGTCAACGGTGCGAACACTACTGTCAGTCATGCGTAATAAATAGGGTCAGGCTTTCTAATTCTACGCTGCGCTGGTAATTGCGCCACTTGTTTGGAAGTTACAAGTCACAGCAGTCAAATCCCCAGTACTTGTTGCGGTACTCATCCCAGTGATGATTCCGCTGAAGCTCCACTTCTTAGACCCTGAAGTGTCAATGTACAATTCAAACAACGCATCAGCAGCATCCTCTGTTACTAGAACCTCATCTAATAAATTCTTTGTTTCATTACCTGATGCGGCAGTGTATAGAAACTCAACAGAACCAGTCCCACTGACTAAAGATCCCACATAGCTGCGAGATGTTGCGCCATGCGCTGTGCAATCAAGGACATCTTTTGAAACATCGAAAGACCAGCTCCGCGTTGAAACAACAGCTTCAGTTGTGCCAGCTGAGTTCTTGAATTTTACGGAACCTTCTTCGCCTCGGTAGAAAGCCATTTTAGCCTAAAGAAAGTAATGTTTAGAGTTTAGCCTTTTTTAGGCTTAGATTCAGTTTTCATGCTAGTTGGTTTCTGGTTATTTTCCAAATACTGTTGACAACGAGGATCCCACAACGCTGGGTTTCTTTTTCCCTTGACCGCTTCAATTGCGTCAAGCATTTCGTCAGTAACTTCCATGTTTAAAGATCCTCTGTGACTTCAAATGTAATTCTAACTTGCGTCTGGAAATAGCCTTCAGGTGATGGATTTGACATCACTTCAGGACCAATCGGCGCATCAAAATAAACACCTGAAATATTAATCCTATTGTAAAGATCCCTTACACGTTTGCCAATAACGTAATTCTCACCTGCACCTACCCCTTTAGGAGTAAAAATATTAATAGAGGTAATACCTGTAATTATATTGCTGGAAGAACTTGTCCCGCCCTGTGTCTCATAAGAACTACTGCTGAAACTAAAAGAACATTGACACCAACTGCTATTAGGAGTCGGTGTATAAGGCATATTATTGAAGACAACGGGTATAGCCGGGGAACCGTCTAGTTCAGTTTTTAAACGTCCTTCAATCGTCGATCTGACTGTATTTAAATTTGTCGCTGCCATTTAATTATGCTCCCTTGCCATTTTATCCCAGTTATATGCAATATATTTTTCCATGCCTTTTGCAACCATTTCTGCCCAAGGGGGTGGGTTCTGAGAGCTTCCTTTTATCCCTGCTTTCTCCCATGACTCTGGTAATCCTGTTCCGTAACAGATTGGCTCCGCATATTCTAAATTGTTAGAAATCGTATAAACACTTTTTAACTGTTCTTGACCTGGAGTGTAATTAACTCCCTTTGGTCCTGTCCTTGTGATTCTTATTGCTTGAGTGCCTGCGTCAGTGACAAGCCTTGCTTGATCTTTATCAGCAGGTTTTGCTTTCGGTCCTGCCTCCACGGGAACAGATACAGGGTCAGTATCTTGGCCGATCTGCCAACCTGCCCTTAACCTTCCTGTATCTACAGGAGTGCCAACTTTCAATCTTGCATCTAATTCTAAAACAGCAGATTGTAATATTGCAGTCAATCTTTCCTCTGCATAATCGCCGATCTTATCAGGTGGGATTGTTATTTTCATGCTCTTAAAATTAATTCATATGCTAAATCTACCCCTGCTTGAAAAATTGTCTTCACACTAATAATCTGATAATTTACACTGCTATAAATAATACGATCGGTTGTAGTTGGAATATTGCTAACCGAAGCTGCACTAATTAAACATTTACGATCATTTACCTGAATTAAATCATTAACTTCACGATCGTTAACATCATCGATAACGCCCTTTACTGTTGTATCGGAAGTCGTCTCAGCGATAGCACCTGTTGTCGTGTTATATGTTCCTAAAGTAATACGGCGCAAAACAACATCTGCTCCCATGCCCTTCACCTTGACAACCTTATCAACAGCTTTTTTTAAAGCGTTAGCGAAAGACATTAGATTCTATAAGCTACGACCTGACCACTAGCTAAAGTAATACTGGTGATGACAACGTCTTCAATCTCTGTGCCTGCATTCATCGTGATGCCATTAATTGTTGAAGATCCGTTTTCAGTTAGATCGCTAGATACAAAAGTACAGGAAGCATCTGCCAACGCATGAACTTTTCCAAACCGCCCTGTATGTGCATTAGTGTCAGTAATGATTGTTGCAGAGGTAAATTCAAAAGCCATAATTAACTCCTTTTAATAGAAATGTTACTAGGTCCACTTATTCTAAGGCCATTGAAATACCTTTCAAACATTGGTGGGACAGCATTGAACCCAACAGCACCCCAACGGTAAGGAGTAACTGAAACAGATCCTACATTAACTGATTGATATGATTCTAATCCTGTCAAGTTTAAAGAGTCACTATTGTTCTGCAAATAAACAGCCAATACAACTTGCGCTTTCTTTATTTGTTCAGGGATCTCAGTATCGCTAAAGAAATCAGCAGTGATACGGAAAGGAAACCCCGTCGCATAAGTATTGACATAAGTATCAGGTTTCCTTACTCCAGTGCGCGGCCATTGCAATGCTTGAGTATCTGTTGCTTTTGCACCTAAAAATCTTTCACGATCAATCCTTTGGCAAGCTGTATATAAAGCCCGATTACGATAATCATCAGAAGTTGAACCCGCCTCCCACGCCACTACATCATCATCAGGGACTAACCCTTCAACAATCGCGTTTGCGTCGGAAAGGCTGATATAACTATTCGCGGTTGCTGATCCCGCCGTCGATACTATCGAGATTGCCATTATCAGAAACTTTTTTAGGTTTTGGTTGACGCTTGCGCTTTGGTTTAGGAGTTTCAACGGGTGGAATAGAGGCCGCTTTTTCAGCAGCCTCCCTTTCCTTTGCTCTCCTAAAAGAGAACATACCCATTAGCTTGCAGCCCCTTTAAGGACGTTGTAATTCAGAACAATCGCCTCACTCAAAGAACCACCGGAAACATTTCCGACAGTC